GAAACAGTAAAGTTCTTAGTTGATAGTGCAAAAGGCATTAGGACAATTAAGATTACAAAGGAGGAAAATCCTATGACAGAAGAAACTGTTATTGCAGAAGAGACACTAGTTGTCGCAGATGCAACAAAAGTTGAAAATGTTGAGGTTGCTCCAGAGGCTCCAGCAGAAGACGCTGTAGCAGAGGCTACTGAAGTTGTTGCAGAAGCAGCAGCAGAAGAGCCAGTAGCAGAGGCAGTGGCAGAAGAGGATGCACCAGTTGCAGACGCTCCTGTTGCTGAAGAAGCAGATGCAGCAGTAGATGCAGTTGTTAGCGCAACTGCAGAAGTTGCAAAGTCTGTAGAAGAAATTAATAACTCTCTAACTAATGCCTTGAGCAATCTTGCTGAAACAGTTAAGGCTATGCAAGCCAATGTTGAAGCAATCACAAAGTCCCTTGAAACAGTTACAGGCGAAGTAAAGTCTGTAGCAAGTGAGGTAAGCCAAGTAAAGGGAACTTTTAATGAGTTTGGAAAGCGAGTAGATCTTGTAGAAAAAGATACTGCTTTCCGCAAGTCTGGCGATCTAGGCGAGATCGTGCAGGAACCTGTACGTCAGGTTCAAAAATCCCTATGGGGCGGTCGTTTCCTCACAAATGCCGACCTATTTAGTTAAGGTATATTCACTTAGGAGGTGAACAATATGTCGGAACAAGAAATCGTAAAGAATTATCCAGGCGCCCCAACAGTGTCGCACAATCATCAAGGTGATGGTGCTTTCGCTTCAGGTGATATCGGCGGTGCAACAGCAACCAGCCCTACCACATCTGATATTGGTGCAAATTTGGGTAACATTGCTACTCCTGAATGGGGTGTAACTTCTGGTCCAAACGCAGTTAATCCAACTGGTACACCAGGAGGTATTCTCCTTCCAGAACAGGCTCGCCGCTTCATCGACTATGTGTGGGATGCAACAGTTCTCGCCAAAGATGGTCGTAGAGTTACTATGCGAGCAAACACCATGGAACTTGAAAAAGTTAACGTTGGTGAACGTGTAATCCGTGCAGCAGCACAGGCTAACAACAACTATGAAAACGCTGGTGCAACATTTACTAAGGTTGAACTTACTACCAAGAAGATTCGTCTTGATTGGGAAGTATCAACTGAAGCACTTGAAGACAATATTGAAGGTGGTGCGCTTGAAGATCATTTAGTTCGCTTAATGACAAACGCATTCGCAAACGATATTGAAGACCTCGCTATTAATGGCGATGGTACAACTGGCGACTTCCTTTCAATTATGGAAGGTTTCGTTTACAAAGTTGAAAATGATGGCGATGCTCACGAAGCAGCCGTCACTGTCACTGATGACAATTGGACCACAGAGGTAATGCAAGACATTATCCTTGCAATGCCACGTAAGTATCGTGCACTTAAGCAGAACCTAAAGTTCTACGCAGGTACAGATGCATTCGCAGGTATTGTTAAGAACAACGGAACACTTGCTGACGCTATTGCTGAAGCATTTGCTCCACGTACTGGTGGTACAGAGCGCAACCGTCAAGACTATCTTGATGGCATGGGTCAAACATTCGGTGGAGCACGTACAACACGTGTTCTAGGTATCGATGTTATGGAAGTACCTTACTACCCAGCAGATTATGTCGACTTGACATTCCCTGCTAACCGTGTTTGGGGCTTCCAGCGTGATATCACGGTAAACCGTGAATACAAGCCAAAATGGTAATGGGTCCTAATGGTATGATTACACAAACAAATGTATTGGGAAATATACCAACTCCTATATTTGGAGAAAATATAACAATATCTGGAACGCCAGCGGGAATAAGAAGACCACAAACATTAAGAGCCAGTAGAAGGTAATTCTGATATAATAGCAGTGGAGGATTTATGGCAACAACAAAAGAAGTAATAGAAAAATTTTCTAAGAAAACGGTACCGCAGTTACAAGCCTATGCAAAAAAACATAATATTGATGTAATTGGATCTAATACAAAAAATGAACTTCTTGAAGCAATTCTTCCGTTTGTGCCAAGAGAAGATGAAGCACCAAAGCCAGTAGAAAATAAGCCAAAAGAGAAGGTAGCAATATTTTCAAAGGGAAATATTTATTGGAGTGGAGTGGGTAGCCTTGAAAAAGGTTATAACATTGTCACAAAGGAGGCATCCGTTAAGTGGCTAACTCGTAAGAATGTCCGTGAAGCGACACCACAAGAGGTAGCCAAGCACTACGGTAAAGCATAATGCAAAAATTAAGACTTCCGCCTTACCCACTTTCTATCACATATGATGTGCCAGAAGCAGATACTGATTATGTTCTGGTAATTAATGAGGGTACACGAAATGTCAATGATGTTACAGCAACAATAACATCTTCATCAGATTCTCAGATTAACTATACGCTACCAGATCAATTTAATACTTATGACGAGTCTTATTCACTAACTATTTATGAAGCAATTTACACTACCGCCTCTACAAGTGCAGAAGAAGGCGATATTGTTGTAGAAGACAATCTTGAAATTATGCGTCCATATGTAAACCCTATTAAACTTGCTCAGGAAGAAACAGAGGGTACTGCAACTGATATTGCTAAATATACAATGTGGGAAGGTTTAGCAAGAGCAATTATTGATTCCATTGTTCCTGGAGGATTCTACTATGAGCGTTCATGGTATGAAACAAATGGTAATGGAACAGACTATATGCCAATTTGGGATAGAACCTACAATATATTAAAGGCATATGAAAATAATATTTTGGTTTGGGATTATTATGATGATCCACAGGCTCAGGGAGATGGGCAGTGGAATTATCTACTGACTAAAGATAAAACATCAATTATTAAAGAATGGACACAGATTGGCGATCAGTCGTATATTCGTCAAATTGGAACTCCAAAAGGAGTGCCACTTGGAGAGTCAGACTCAATCTATCTCTATGATACAGAAGATAGCACCGTAACTCTTGCAGTAGCACCAGGAGTAACATTTCCAGTAACATTTAACTACTTGTTCCAATTAGAAACAGGGTATAAAGTAGTTCCATATGATATTCAAGATGCAATTAGAATGTTGATAGATGACATTAAGTGTGGAAGAATGGAATATCACAAGAGATACATTACCAACTACTCAACTGATCAATATAGAATTCAAATTGATAAATCTGCTTTAGATGGAACAGGCAATATCTTAGTAGATAAAATACTACAAAAATATATTACAAACTTTGGTACACCAGGAGTTTTATAATGGACTCTTGCGATATTGATTTTCTTTATCCAATGAAGGCTGACATTTATTATCCTATTATTAGCCAAAATGAATATGGGCAACCTAATAAAAACTGGGTATTTGATAGAACTGTAGTTTGCAATGCTACTGTAGTAGGTGGAGCGGGTACAGAAGAAATTAAGCCAGAAGTATTTCTACAGTATAAAGATAAATTAGTAGCAAGAACTAAGTCAGATTTAAGAATATCTTCTGGCAAAGAACCGTATGCTGATACAAATATTCTAATAACAAATGTTAGAAGCACTAACGATTTAATTATTTATAAAGAAACCGCTGGTCCTCGTGCTGGAAAAGGCACCATATATGAAATTGGAACTCTTGAACCATTTATTGGTCCATTTGGCAACATAGAATATTATAGAATGCTATGGCGTAGATCTGAGAATCAGGATGTAAATGACTAATGAGAGTGTCATTACAAACCAATAATTTTGAAAAACAAATTATGAATATTGCACAGTATTCTGTTGGTTTTCTTGATGGAGTTAAAAAGGGCAAAAGAATATTTTTAGACAATATGGGTAAAGGCGTTGTATATTCTTTAAGTAGGTATATAGATGTTGAAGCAAGAGCAAACCCATCAGCACTTCATCACGTTTATGAATGGTATCAAACAGGTAGTCCAAGCGCAAGATTATTTGATATTGACTATACTGTTAGCAATGTTGGGCTATCTTTGAATTCTACATTTAGACAATCAAGAAGTATTGCTGTTGATGGCACCGTTCCATTTTATAACAAAGCAACAATTATGGAAAATGGTGTTCCAGTTTTAATTAAACCTAAAAGAGTTGCTTTGCGCTTTCGTACAGGCGGTCAAGAAATTTTTACTCGTAAAGCAGTGAATGTTCGTAATCCTGGTGGCGAAGAAGTAGAGGGTGCTTTTGAAAGAACATTTGATGAGTTTATGAGAAATTATTTTACACAAGGATTTTTAAGAGCAAGTGGCATATTTGGTTATATTCAAAATCCAAGAGTATACAAAAAGAATTTTGCTGCTGGTGCAAAAGGCGGTAGAAATGTTGGAGTCTCTACTGGATTTAAGTGGATTACTAATGCAAAGGTTGAGGTAGAATAAAATCATGGCAATATATAATATGAAGACTACAGCATTCCCACCATTTTTTATCAATCAATATATTGTTCAACAATTAGAAGATTTTGGTATTTTTTCTGGTTTTGAACAGATGACTCCTATTTTTCCAACAAGCCCAACAAACATAGAAGATGTTTTTAAAAACTATATTGGTGCTCCAGGCGTTGGAGATCCTTTATTAATTCAATATGAAAGACTTATAAGATTTAGGGTTGGTCCATTCTACCCACGTAAGCGAGAACAACTAATATACTATTTATATTGCACCGACTTATCAAAAGTCAATAATGCTCATAGAATTATTACAGATTCTCTTGATCGTGAAGATTCTGCTGCTCAAGATGTAAATGCCTTATGTGCAGGATTATCTACAAGCACCATCCCATTTAACGTGTTTTTCCATAACGTAAGAGTCTATCAGGCAGATGAAACTAGGGATATTTTAGAACTAGCCTCAGCCAGAACGGTATATTCAAACAAACTGATTATTGAATATGACTACCATGTAAAAAATAGTATCCCAGACCCAGACAATCCTGGGGAATACTTCACAAATCCATATACTTAAAAAGGCTGTTATACTTGTGGTGAGGAAACCCGCCAAAAACTTCATATAGATTCTATTGAAAGTAGAGGTGAAAAATATGGCATACACTCGTGGTACATCGACCAACATTATCGTTGGCGCAGCCGCACTCTTTGTTGCTGATACAACATTGACAGCAGGCACACTTCCAGCATTTGATGCAACTGAATCATACAGAGATACACTTTCTGATGATGGAGATTTCACAAATATTGGTTACACCATGAACGGTCTTGAATTGCAGTTCCAACCAGACTTCGGTGAAGTACAGGTTGACCAACTTCTTGACGTTGCTAAGTTGTACAAGCAGGGAATGCAGGTAAATCTTGCTACTGCTTTTGCTGAGGCTACCCTTGAGAATCTTCTCTTGGCTCTTGCTTACAGCAATGATGAACTATCAGGAACAAAATCCAGTTCAAATGGACAAACTCTTAATCTCTCCGCAGGAGACATTGGAGAATGCCCAGTTGAGCGTGGAATTGTTGCTGTTGGACCTGGAACTGGAGATTGCGAAGACTCTGCATATGTAGAGCGTGTCTACGCAGCATACCGTGCACTCTCAATTGAGAATGTTACAGTATCTGCAAAGCGTGATGAACCTTCGATGTTCGAAGTTTCCTTCCGTCTTCTTCCTGAAGATACTAGTGCATCCTACGGTAAGATCGTTGATCGTACCTGGGCACCAGCATCATAATAATCTAATTTTAGATTAATAACTAGCCCACCACTTTTGTGGTGGGTTTAGTTGTTTTATGATAGAATAGATAAAATGGCTACAGAAGTATAT